ATTTTTATGATACGCATACCCGCCTAGCAGACACATGGACAACATTCCACGTTAGCTGTCTTGATAGCGATAGGGTGTCTGAGGAATACGTCAAGGAATGTAAACTTCGGTACGGTGAGGCGAGTAACTCCTATCGGATCAGGGTTCTGGGTGAGTTTCCTAGAGGAGATGACGATACAGTTATACCTATGGAACTAGTCCAGGGAGCGATCCAACGTGATGTCGAACCTATACAATACGGAGATATAGTGTGGGGCGTAGACGTTGCACGATTCGGGGCTGACGCTTCTGCTCTCTGCAAGCGAAAAGGCAATGCAATCACTGAGCCTATCCGATTGTGGCGTGGTTTAGATACTATGCAACTTACGGGTGCAATAAAAGCTGAATATGACACTGTCCCTGAGAAGCCTCTGGAGATTATGGTGGACGCTATTGGCCTGGGTGCAGGTGTAGCTGACCGACTACGAGAGCTAGGACTTCCTGCTATGGCGATTAATGTATCCGAATCCCCAGCTATAGGCGGTGAAACATACCTAAATCTTCGGGCAGAGTTATGGTATAAGGCTAAAGCATGGCTAGAAGGTAGAGATGTTCGCATTCCCACAGACTCAAGGCTAAAAGATGAACTAACTACAGTACGCTATACCTATACATCATCAGGAAAAATCAAGATCGAATCCAAAGCTGACCTAAAAAAACGAGGTGTAATGAGTCCTGACGCAGCAGACGCATTCGTATTAACATTTGCTAGTGACGCAGGGATAGCCATACGGGGTAAATCATTCAAAAGAATGGGACGCATCAAAAGAGCATTGGCAGGAATTGTCTAGCGTAGTAAAGATTCCTATTTTCTCACTGGGTCGTAGCTCCTTCACTCCAATAGTGCTGCGACTTGGTTCCTTGCTAGGGTAGCCTCGGCCTTCGGGTCGGGGTTATCTGCATTGAATGTAATCACTGTGGGTGAGCCATGTATGTTTATGCGTGTAAAAAGAAATCATGCGGATGGATAGAAATAAGAATCGATCCGTGGGGGCCAGATCGTTGTCCCGATTGTGGCAACTGGCGTGTAGATATGCAGCAACAGCCAGGTGCAGAGTCGGATTCGATGAGCAGTGGCCTAGTAGAGCTGGACAATCCCGATGAATTTGACTCAGGACTAGACTAAGTTACCTTCCAGGACAAACTTTACCCAGGGACATATGGCTTATATAGACGAGGAAGAGACCGAAGCTGGCATAGGAATGAGCGAGGATGACCTCCAAAATAGAGTACGCCAATATGTCAGTGATGCCATACAGTACATTGATGACGAGATTTCACCACTAAGAGCTGAGTCCACTAAATATTATTTAGGCGATGAGTTCGGTAATGAGGTGGAAGGCAGGTCGCAAGTAGTCAGCAGAGATGTGCGTGATAGTGTGCAGTCCGTATTGCCCAGCCTTATGCGTGTATTTTTTGGTACGGAAAAAGTTGTGGAATTTGTACCCCGTGGCCCAGAAGACATTGCACAAGCAGAACAAGCCACCGACTATGTGAATTATATCCTCAAGCAAGACAATGACGCAGTCGCTATATTCTACTCAGTGTTCAAAGACGCACTGATGAATAAGTCTGGCATCGTGAAATGGTGGTGGGACGATTCGATTCAGGTGTCTACTCATAACTTTGAGGCACTTCCAGAAGTAGCAATGGGTTTATTGCTGGAAGAAGAAGGCGTTGAAGCAGTATCTGTAGAGTCATACCCCGATCCGAATCTACCACAAGAGCAAGTAGAGACTATGGAAATCCAAGGTATGGATATCCCCCAGCTTTACGACATAGAGATTCGTAGGAAAAAACCGATTAATAAAGTTCGTGTGGCTACGATGCCACCCGAAGAATTTTTCGTTGATGCGGCAGCAACAAGCATGACGAATGCTCAAGTAGTCGGCCACAGAACTATGGCTACTATAAGTGACTTAGTGGCAATGGGTTACGAGGAAGATGAAGTATCCCAGTATGCTTCTGATCAAGTAGAATTTTTGGATAATGAAAACTATATAGCTCGACATCCTGACAGCTCTGGAGCTATAGACTTCGGGCAGAATCAGCGTAGGGTGCAGTATGTAGAGGCTTGGTGTAAGATCGACTATGACGGAGACGGGATAGCAGAACTACGCAAGATATGTACCTTGGGCGAGAACTTCCATGTAGTGAATAATGAACCGACTAGCGATATCCCGTTCTCTATCTTTGCCTGTGATCCAGAGCCACATCTATTTTTTGGAAGTGACCTGGCTGACTTAACGAAAGATATACAACGCATTAAGTCGGCAGTCATCCGTGGAATGCTAGACAGCTTGTCTTTTGCATTATATCCAAGGACAGGTATAGTCGAGGGTATGGTTGACATAGATGACGTACTGAACCCAGAAGTAGGCTCAGTGATACGAATGCGTCAGCCTGGAATGGTACAACAGCTTAATGTTCCGTTCCTGGGGAAAGAAGCATTTCCGATGATACAATATCTTGATCAGATGAAAACAGAGCGAACAGGTCAGAGTGCAGCATCACAGGGACTAGACCCCGATGTCTTACAGTCTACAACCCGTGCTGGTGTGATGGCTACCATAAAGGGTGCCGAACAACACACAGAAATGATAGCTCGTCTTTTTGCAGAGATGGGCTTCAAGCCTCTATTTAGAGGACTGCTCCGGTTGGTCATCAAGCATCAAGATCAGGAGAGGATGGTCAGGTTGCGTAACCAATGGGTGCCAGTCGATCCTAGAGTTTGGGATGCAACAATGGACGTAAGTGTAAACGTAGGGATGGGTGCAGGACAGGTAGACGAAAAGATGGCGATGCTGACCCAGGTCGCAGCCAGGCAAGAACAGATGATGGATAAGTTGGGCCTCGATAATCCACTAGTCAGTCTTGGGCAGTATCGGACTACTCTATCCAAGATGCTAGAAGTAGCAGGATGGGAAGATGCAAATCAGTTCTTCAAGCCACTCGCACCAGACTGGTCTCCACCCCCACCACCTCCTCCAGGACCAACCCCTGAACAGGAGATGCTCCAAGTACAAATGCAAGATATACAAGCCAAACAGCAGATCGAACAAGAGAAGGTCATGCAGTCTGCCCAACGAGAGCAAGCGATTGATGAACGTGAACGTACACGAATCGCTGGAGATCAGGCACTAAGGGAGTTCGATCTGGAGCAAAAGTATGCAAGTAAAGTGGACTTGGAACTACTGAGGGCAACTTTAGCCGAACAAGAGAGTAGCAGGAGAGAGGAATGAGTGTCAGGGAAAAAGGATTAAGGGCGAAGCAAATCCTAGAAGATGATATCTTTCAGGAAGTAGTTCAAAGTACACGCCAAGGTCTTATGGCCCAGTGGCACCTAACTGACTATAATGCAACATCTGAACGTGAAAATTTATATATGCAATCGAAAGGATTGGATGAAGTCGTGCGTGGTCTAAGGTCTATAGTAGATGCCTGGACTATGCAAGATAGAAAGCAAGAAAGAAAGTCTACTAAGAGACGGAGATAATGATGAGCGAAGAAACAGTCACCAACCCGATAGACCAAGAGGTCTCAGGGAGTGATCGTCCTCGCAGATCAAACAGAGAAGTAGAGCAGGTTTTTGCGGAAATGTTTGAAGGCGAATCTCAAGAAGAACCCAGGCAAGGGGAATCTGAGATTGAGGAGATGGAATCTAGTGGAGAACATGAAGAAGTAGGGCAAGAGGAAGCCGAAGCCTCTGCTAACGAGTATGAAGAGGGATCTGAAGAATCAGAGGAACAACCCGAAGGCCACTCCGAATTCTACCGTGTGATTGTTGACGGCACAGAAGAGGATGTTGGACTGGACGAACTCATTTCTGGTTATCAAAGACAGTCTGATTACACTAAGAAGACTACTGCATTGGCTGATGAAAGAACAGAATTTCAAGGCTATCAGCAGGAGCTTCAGCAGGAGCGTCAGCAATATGCAAATACGCTTCAGCAACTACAGCGACAGATGGAATCTACTGGAAGGCCAAACGTAGACTGGAATCTCTTAGAGAGAACCGATCCCGTGCAATGGTTAAAATTGCGTGAGATGGAACGTCAGCGTGAGGGCCAACTCCATGAGGTGCGTAGAGAGAACGCTCAAATGCAACAACTCCTAGAGGCACAACAAGCCGAGGAACTGCAACAAGAGCTAGATCGAGAACAGAGACTGTTGCTAGAGAAGATACCCGAATGGTCGAACCCTTCGGTTCGCAGTGACGAACAAAGACGAGTAGTAGAGTTTGCCAGGAGTATAGGCTTCACCGATCAGGAATTAGGTGATGTCCGGGACCATCGTGCGTTGTTAGCACTGCGTCTCGGTATGCGTGGTGGACAAGTCACTAGTGGAACGAAGCTGAGGGAGGCCAAAAAGATGGCTAAAATTAAAACTGCTAATCCTGGTAATCGAGAGACTATTAGGAGAACCAGTACCCGAAATCAACAGGCATTAAGGGCTAATCTGAAAACCAGTGGTAAGGTTGATGATGCAGCAGCTTTATTCGCTACGTTGATGGACGGATAAACTTAAAGGATGGATAATTATGGCAGTCGTAAGTAATACTTTTTTAACGTATGATGCTAAGGGCATCAGGGAAGACTTATCGGATTTAATATCTGATATTTCTCCTACCCAGACCCCGTTCATATCGAACATTGGTACAAGGTCTGCGGAACAAACTTATTTTGAATGGCAGACTGACGCACTGTCAGCAGCTTCAGCTACACCAGTGGTTGAAGGTCAGGATCTGAGTTCCTTCACAGCAGTAACACCAACTGCCCGTCTGGGAAACTATTGTCAGATCAACATGGTGGACTTCATTATTTCTGGTACTGAACAGAAAGTGGAGAAAGCTGGCCGTTCAAGTGAGGTAGCATATCAGGCAGCAAAAGCTGCAAAAGAACTAAAGAGGAACGTGGAAAAAGCAGCACTACTCAATGGAGTGGGTGCTGTTGTTGGAGGCACTTCAGCCGCCAGAGTAACTGCTGGATTCCCTGGCTGGATCAAGACCAACGAAACTTCCACCAACGTAACTGCACCTAGTTATTCGGGATCAACCCCGACAGGTGCTGCACAGGTCTGGAAGTCTTTCGGAACGCCTACAGCGTTTACCGAAGCAATGCTCAAGACTACGATGCAGGAATGTTATTCGTCTGGTGGCGAGC